GCCGAACGTGCGCGGGCTTTGTCGCCAAAACGAGTCCGGGTCTAAGCCGCTTTCCGCCCATGTTTCGAAGAGCGCGTCCCAATCCCAAGGGACGGCGGTTTCGCGCCGTTGCCCGCCGCCGTCCCGGTCCGATTTTTTGCGCGGCGGTCCGCCATTTGTTCCATCGCTTCCCCCATTGCCGGGGAAAGCCGGTCGCCGTCCGATAGGAGCAATTCGCCGACGTCCTCTAGGCTTATGTCCGGATGATGATAGCGAAGAGCGCCGTAAAGCATGGCTCGCGCCGTCTTTAGGCGCGGGCTTCCATTGGCAAGCTCCGCCATAATCGATTCCGTGTTTTCGCCCGCCGCTTCTTCGGCTTCGACCAATGCGCCGAAGTCGAACCGAAGGGTTAGCTCGCGTCCGTCGTCCAACGGAGCGCGAGCTTCGCCGTAAATGCGGTTCGCCATGTTATGCCGCCTTTTTCGCCGTCGAACTGGACGAAGAAGAAGCGGCGGCTCCGCCCGTATGGGCGGCTTCGGTCGGGAGTCCCGTAACCTTGCAAGTTAGGGTCGCTTCCATCGCGTCGTCGATATTGACGTCGCCCCGGTCGTAACCAACGACAACGCAATCGCCGGAAACGTCCCAAACGGGAGTCCCGCGTTCCGGAATAACCGCCTTGAAAGGACGCGTATCGCCGGAATTGAGCGCCTCCTGACAGGCTTGGTCGGTATCGGAACCGGCGCGGAAGTTTAGGACGACTTCGAATTCGCCGCCTTCGATCATCCCCGGCGCATATTCGCGCCGCCGCCCCGGGCTTTTCAGATGCGACGTTTCGACTTGTTCGACTTCGTCTTGCGGAAGGGTAAAGCTCTTAACTTGCGTAAGCTCCACAAGGACGGACGGCGTAGCTTCATCGCCAAGCCAAAATTCACCGCCCCAACCGATTCCGGCTAGTTGGTCGTCTGCCATTTTTGGGTTCCTTTAGGGTTAGGCGGCGGTTCCGTAACGCAAGGCTAAGTCCATCACCGCCCGATGGACGAAGCGCGTTTCCTCTTGGCTTCCAAGGTCGCGGGGACCGTCGACGGCCCCTCGCCAAAAAATGATATTTGCGCCGGTCGCGTCGTCGACTTCGGCGACGTCGATAAGCGCCGCGACGGCGGCTTCGGCTAGCTTGCGGCTTTCGGAATATCGTTCGCTTTGCGCGGCGACTTGGACCCGCGCTTCGAACATATCGTCGAACCCTTTTAAGTATTGGGTCCGCTCTTCCGAGACGACTTGAAGGACCAACGCGGGAAGCGTTTCGCCTTGCGGTCGAACAAGCCAATAGATGCGGTCGGCGACGATAGCCGTAACCGCCGCGTCCGCTTCCAAGCGGGCGATAATGGCTTCGCCGAGCATCATGGTTTTTAAGAGCCTTGGGCCTTCGACTTTTTCGCGGCTTTCGCGGCGGCCTTGTCGACTTCATCGGTAAGCGCCGAAGCGAACGCGGCGACGGCGCGGGACTTATTGGCGTCGACGGCGTGACGGAACCAAGGTTGGGCGGGATAGCGCCGCGACGTTAAACCATATTCGGTCGGGACGGCGGCGGGGTCGTCGAAGATAACGGCGACGGTCGCCAAGCCTTTTCCGGGCTTGTCCCGCTTAATCTGTTTCGACGCCTTCAAGCTGCCCGGTTCCGACTTCCATTGGTCCGTCCGGGACGAAACCGGCGCGTTCGCTTGGGCGGCGTTGGCGATTATCTCGGCGGCTGGCATTAACGCCCGCCGTCCGACGTTGCGTTGGATGGTCCGGCTAAATTCGGCCAAGCCTTCGCGGACTTCTTTCAAGCCCTTAAATTCGGTTTTGAACGCCACTATTCGGCGGTCGCGGCTGGCGTTGCGGTCGGCGTCGTGAGCATGGCGACCGCGCCGACTTGCAGTAGTTCGCGGCGGCCAACTTCTTCGATAGATTTAACGTCGAAAACTTGGTCCTTATATTCAATGCGGCTTGTCGGCTGGACTAGCCCTTTCCGCCATCGAAAGAAGAACCGGAGCGGCGCTAGCGCCATGGTTTCGGCGGACTGGAAACGCTCCGTCCCGGGCGCGGACTTAATCGCCGCCCATGCTTGGACGCGGGTCGGCGCAGGACCGGTCGGTTCGTTCCAACTATCCTTCGTCGTCGGACTAGACGGCGTGACAATCGTAACCAACCGGTCGAACTGTCCCCGGGGCATTTTGCCCGCCGTCATGGCGCGACGAACTTCATATAAAAGAGGCAATTGGTCGCGCCGGTTATGGCGTCGTCGGGATAGGCGAAGCCCGCCGTATATTCGCCTTCGATAAGCGCGAGCATCGCGCCGATTAAGCGGGCGTCCTCTTCGCCAGCCGGGACGCCCGCCGTATAGGTAACTTCGAACGGCGTTCCCCCGGTCGACGGCCAATCGCCGGTTAACTTGGTCGACGGCGGAACGGCGACCGGCGCGAACGCTTGGTCCGCGCCGTCGCTATCCGAATAGGAGACGCCGCCGACCGCGATTAGCGGTCCCCGGGACAGACGAACAACGCCGCCCCGGGGGGTCGCAAGCTGGACGAATTCGCGTTGAACCAACGCTAAACCCGTATGCTCTTCGACCCATAGCCGCGCCCGGGGAATCATCGCCGAAATTTTGGAATCTTCGACGTCGTCCGTAACCCGCAAATAATCTTTTACGGTGTCCAGATCGACCGGTTCGACTAGGGGCGTCGTCGCCATTGGTTAGCGCCGTCCGCGCCGGTCCGACTGCGTTGGATATTGGGTCGCCTTGGCGCGGTCGTCGTCGCCTTTGCGGGCGTCGATTGGCGCTTCCGGGTCCGGGGGCGTCGGGTCGATTGGCGCTGTAAAGTCGCCGTATTGCTGCTTAACGCGAAGCTCTTCCGCATGAACGACGGACGGCGCTAGCGGCTCTTGGTTTTCGTCGGCGTCCTTTGTCGCCGCCGACATAAGCATCTCTTTTTCCATAACGTGATAGACGCCATCCGGTCCTAACGGACTTTCGGGTTCGGCTTCTTTGCCGTCGCGTTCCGCCTTTTCGGCGCGTTCGCGGTTTTCGCGATTAACGCGGGCCATGGTCGTTTCAGAACCGCCGCGAGACTTATCTTCGGGGGACCGTCCCAAGTTCTTTTCTTCGGGCGCGTCGCGGCCCTTACGGTCGTCCGTCATGGTCTTAGCCTTTCGCTTGGGGGTTGGAATTATTCGGGAAGTTCGTTGTCGACTTCGGGGGCTTCTTCGTCGCCGTCGCCCGCGCCTTCGTCGATAATGCCGTCGCGGTAGGAACCGACGAAAAGGTCGAGCGCCATGACGTAAGAAACCATGGCGGTTTCGCCGTCGCCAACGACGTCGGTAAATTCGATTGCGTCGGTCCATTCGTCGTCATTGCCGAAGCAAATAAAGCGACCGGGTTCGACCCGCGTAACGACGAAGTTTTGGCCTTCGTAATTGTAGCAAGCGCCGACTTCCGGCGTTTCGGCGTCGGCGGGAAGTTGCGTCGGTCCTGTCATTTTGGGGGACTCCTTTTCGGGCGGGAAAAATGGGGGACCGGCTAGGGTCGAACCGGCCCCCCGGGGACGGACCCGGACTTAGGTTCCGAGCGCCGTAATCATCGCCGCGAAGTCGCCCTTTACGAACGCGGCGGGACGATAGACCGCGAGCGCCAACCGCTCTTCGGCCAAGATCGTCACAAGGTTTTTACGGAAGTTGTCGGAGTCTTCCGTTGAAAGTTCGACGGTCGCGTTTTGCCGGTCGAATATCTGCGCTCCGGCCTTAAACGCGCCGACAAGGAACTTCCCTAAAAGCATCGCTTGAGTCGCGACGACGGGGAGTCCCCAAACGCGGGCGGCGGCTTCGCTCTTCGGGTCGCCGATAATGTAACGACCGGTCGAGTCCTTGGTTAGTTCGATGCCCGCCCAATCGGTCGGATGAAGGACGATTCCAGTCGCCGGATATTCGGCTAGCGACGCTTGCAACATGGCGAAGCGAAGGACGTCCAGCTTTTGCGGAAGCGGGATAACGCCCGGGTCCGTCATGGCGACGGCTTGGGTATAAATCCCGTTTAGGTTTACGCCCGTTCCGTCGCCGTGAAGAAGCTGCAATTCCTCGGCGTAAGCCAAGCCGTAGCGAAGGCGTCCGTCGATATAGCTTTGCAACATCGGAACATCGTCAAGTATTTGCCGGGTTGCAAGCACCCAATGGGCGATAGTCGTAACCGCCGACGTCTTTAGGTCGAACTTGATATCCGACTGTGGCTTAAGCGTTCCGTCCTCGGCGACGGTCCCGCTTGTGTTGGTGTAACCCGTCTCTTGCGGATAT